GCTGACCAATCGGTGTCAGTAGCCCTCGGATAGTGCGGTGAACGAGCTTTCCCGGAGCTGCGGTCTTGCATCTAACGATGATGTCAATGAACGACTCGTCCAGGTATGCCTCTAAAGCCCCGTTCATCGGTGAGCCAGTTTGCGTATCTATCAGCGTGACGGTCGTTGTCTCAACCTTTGACTGAGCGGCAGTGAACGCGGCCCGCATCTTGCCGGGGAGTCTGGCTCCGTCGCGTGGCTGAATCCAGATCGAAGGGATTGTGGATGAAGGTGTTGCGGACGGTGCTTGCCCTACGCCTTGCGCGATGAGGTACGACTGGAGCTCTTCGATGATGTGGTAGCTCACTTAGAACGCTTCCCTTCCTGCGTCTTCAATGTACCGCTGGTAGACGGGCAGCATCTCCAGTAGCGGGCGCTCAATGTATTTGCGAGCAGCCATTCGACTTGTTCCTTCGTGGACAAGGATGGCGTAGTCGGAAGCCTCACCGCCGGTAGAAACCCGCGCAGTCGCTTCGTTCCCGCGAACCTCCGGCCCTTCAATGTGAATCGAAGCCTTCAGTGTGCCGGTATCAACCGGGGTTACGGCCTGCGAGCGTCCTTCAAGGTCTAGTGCGGCTTTGCCAACTGCTTGCGCTACGGCTTCAACGCCGCGAGAGTGAAGAAAGGAAAGGCCCACGTAGCGGACTTCAGGCATCTAGCTCTTCGATCAGAGACTTCGGCGCGTCGGGTGCTGGCTCCCAGCGGATGCCGTTGTCGCCGTTGAAAGGCTCGCGGTGGTCGGCGGTGCCGTCAAGAATCTCTTGCGGGATGCGGTCGGGGAACGCCGCGCAGGTCAACACGCCTTGATAGTGAGCGCAGAGAAAGCACTGGTTACTTTCCATAGCCGAACCTCCTCATCACCGTCTCGTAAGCTGTTCTAACTGACTTCGGAATGGCAACTCCCTCTTGGATTGCGGCGACCGTCTCGGCCCAGAGCTCTTCTGGAATACTTGCGGCGTACTCAGATACTCTCAACCGGTCGATAGTAGGGATGTTTTTGATCTCAGCTTTCCAGAGATTCTTCAAGCCCGGCGTCTGCTCCATAAGCGCGTGACCGGCCTCGTGCCTTGCGGTTGCCCGAACGGGGTCTAACGACTCACTAGAAATAGACCAGCGCTTTGTTGCCTTTAGCTGCTCCAAGATTGTCAGATCGGTTTGAATGTCTTTATCTGAGCCGCCAAGTTCGCGCCATAGGCGGATTCTCTCTTCGACTCTTGCGATGTCCCGCTCGGAGCGCTGTCGGTAGTAGTCTCGATTCTGCTCCGCGTCCTTTGCTGATGCCTTTAGCCCTTTCATAATGCCAGGCTTGAAGCGAATCTCGCCCGGTTTTTCGCCGGCGAACTGAGAATAAGTAGCGCGAGCGCGTCCCTGCGGCCTAAGAACGCGGAAGCTATTAAGCCGTATTCCAGTACCGCCAAGAACGTCCTGAAGTCCCTCAACTACTGACTGAACCGCTTCAACCGAAGCGTTCGCCCAAACCGTCTCTGGCGGAGGCTTTGGCTGTCCGTTACTGTCCCTACCGCGACTTTGTTGCGCCCACCTATCAAACAACGGCAGCCGTTCGTCGGCAGGAATAAGAAGGTTCTCGTTCAGCCAATCCTCAGCCTCGCGCTTGCCCTTCGGCCCTTTAGCGAACTTCGGAACGCTGCCCGGCTTGTCGGCGGCTTTAGCGACCGTCGCCTTCGCTGGAGTTGGCTTCGGTAGCGACGGCTTAGAGATCGTCACCGGCTGACTAGGCGGCGAACCCTGCATCTCACGACGAAGCTGCTCAAGGTCCGCGACGACCGGCTGCAAAGTGTGGCGGCAGTTCGGATGGTACGGCGGAGCCCCTACCGACGAGAGATCCGCGACCGACTCACCGTTGTAGTCGCTCACCGCCCCGTCAAGGCTGACAAGGCGCCCCTGCTTTGGAACGCAGAGCGCGCAAGCTGAGGCGTGAGTGCTGACCCTTGCGAGGTTCACGCCAAGACTTGCCATCTTTGCGATCTGACCCTCAACGACCGCTTTGCGGGTCGTGGTTCGGACGACCATTTCTGAGTAAGTTTGGAGGCTCCACTTCTTTCCAGCGCGGTCTACGAATCCGGTTCCGCCTTGCTGAATAAGCCTCTTCACGTAAGGCTCCCTAACGAGGTCTGCCTTCAAGCGACGCGCTGCTATCTGCGGACTACCATCAGCGCCTAGAAGCGCCCTAACGGTCGCCCTACGGCCAGCCTTCGCGTAGAGGTCTTCAACGCTGCGGCCAACCATCCGGCGGCTGATTCCAAGACTGTCAACAACCTCGCGCTGGAGTGCTTCGATAGCGTCCTGCTGAACCCCAGTGAAGCTATAAGGAACCGATACCGCAAAGCCCGCCTGCTGACTGATCTGAGCGCCAGCCTTGCCCGCTCCCTCGTTGAAAGCATCAGCGACAACCTTGCGAGCCTGCGGGTCGGTCTGCGCTCCAAGCCGGTCAAGCGTTGCCAGGACTGCCGCATACTGCATCCGGCGCTCAGCGGCGTACTCTAGGCGGCCTTGACTGATCGCTGACTGAATCTGCGCGGCAAGTGTGCGCTGAACATCCCGGAACGTCCTAGCCAGCTCCTCGACGAGCTTGTCGTGAGGAAGCGGCTCCCGCGTTGCCATCTACGGCTCTTCGCGGCGAAGGACTAGGCGGACGCTATCTGCCGGCGTACCAGCAGCGATCAACTCCAAGCCTTTGACGCGGTAAGTGTTTGTGACCGGTGTTGCCTGCCTGCGGTCAATGATCGTCACCGTTGCGGCCTGCGCGTCGGCTCCGGCGACTACTGCGGCAATCAATGTCCGAGCGCTGCTCGCGTTAGCTACAAAGGTGTCGGACTTGCGATCCGTTTCTAGGTCGCCGCCGGTTTGTTCTAGGCGTGGGCGCTTCAGGTAGCCCTTGACTGCGCCTGTCCACGCTGAAGTGTTGGAAGCGGGATCGCCGTAGGCATCTACTGAGCCGGGGACGGTGATCGTGGTCAGTGTTGCGTTCTCTCCGCTCATTAGCCAGCGTGACGGGTAGCGCTAAGGAACGAATCAAAGCGTCCCGGAACCCTGCCGTGAGCCGAGCCCGTGAGTCGACGTAGGCCGCTTTGATCTAGCTCGTTCAACGCTTCGCGGCTTGTGGAGTGGTTCGGGCCTTGAAACTCAAAGTCCGGCCCCTTCACGCGATCCCACTGCGGCAAGTCGATTCCCTCAGAGGATGAGTAGAGCGCGGCGGCGATCACGGTCGTAGCTCTTCCGAGCTTCGTCCACTGCCAAGCGTCAACGTCAGACTGTACGACCTTGCGGCCCGTAGTGTCATCGGTTGGCCGGACTCCAATCAGCCGGTCAACCTCGCCCTCCGCTTTACGGATCAGACGGTTCGCAGCGTCATCGGGTAGGACGGTGGAGTTCACGCCAAGCTCGTCGCGCAGGGTTGCGGCGGCGGAGTAGTAGACGGTGATCGGCAAGGCAGCTCCTTCGATTCAAGTGCAACAATAAAGCGACGGCAGGGAATCGAACCCTGCCACTGCCCTAGCTACTCAGCTGAGTAGCGCCAGAGCGTCGCTGAAACCAACTAGGTGACTAGAAGGTGACGGTGGCGCAAGCCAGGCACTCAGGCCGGACTACCTTCGCGCCGTATACGTGCAGACCCTTGACGGCATCTGCGAAGCGCAGCTCAGGACGGTAAGCAACTACCGACTCAACCTGATTGGCGAGCGTGATTGCCTGCGGCGTACCAGCGAGCACCTTGTATTTCGTTGACGAGACGATGGTCGTGTTGTTTGTCTCGTAGATGTTGAAGCCAGCAGCGCGACCAACGAGGCCGTTCTGCAAGCGAACATCACCTTCGGCAGCGCCGGACGCAACGAAACGGCTGTCCTTCAGCAGAAGGGCCGTCCACTGCGGCGGAAGTGCAACCCAGCGATCCATCTTGCTCGCGTTGCTCTGAGTCAGCTTCGTTCCGAGATCAACAAGCGTCTCGTATGCGTTGCTGGTCGTCAGAGCGGTTGCCGAAGCAGTCGAGCCGACGAGGTTTGAGGACGAGGCGGAAGCGTGCAGGCCGCTGATGTAAGTGTCTACATCGTTAGCGAGCGCGTAACCGGCCTCAGCCATAGCAGCGTCCATTACCTTCGGAACCTGCTGAGCCTTGTCCACATCGTCAATCAGGAAGTTAAAGAACTTCTGCTGGTCAATAGCGAGAACGCTCTGGCTTGAAGTCAGAGTTTCCGGCACGCTGTGGTCGGTGCTCTTCGTGTACGCGCCGACCGTCACTGCGCCGATTGCGTTGATGTTGACCGTCGAGCCTGCGCCGGCGATTTCGCCTTCGTAGTCACGGTTTGCGAGGTTGCCAAAGACGAGGCTCTTCTGAAGATTCGTCAGTAGCGAAGCCGACCATACAGCCGGAATGAAGTTAGTCAAAGCCATTGTGCTTGGACTCCTTTAGGGTTAGGGATTGAAGGCTCGTTATGAGCCGGAGAGCGCCCGGTGAACTTCCGCCGGGTCGAGCGCCGCAACCTGAGCCGGGGTCATTCCCCGAAGCGCTTCGATGGTTACGGTCTGAGGCGCGTCTGAGCTAACTGAGCCGCCTGTCCTTGTGGGAATGGACTGCTCAATCAGGTAGGACTTTTCGGTAGCGAGCGCGGCTAGCGCGTTCTCTACTGATGCCTCATCATCGGCTTCAATGCCTCGATCCTTCAGATGCGCGACGGCATCTGCGGAGTCGCGGAACTTCAGACGCGATGCTACCTGCGAGATGAGTTGACGCTGCTCTAGCTCCTTAGCGCGGGCCTCTGCAACGGTGGCGCGATCTTCCGCCTGAGAAGCGAGGGTTTGATACTGCCCCTCTTCCTCCAGGCGCTTGCGTTCCGCTACTTCTGCTGCACTTGCGAGCTTCTTAGTTGCCTTACGCTGCTCCGCTAGTTCACGGCGCATCGCGTCGGCTTCAGCCTTACTCATAGTCACGGTTTCAGGAGCCTCAACTGCTGGCTCTTCAACCGCTTCTACCGTCTCAGGGACGGCCTCTTCTACTACTACCTCATCAGACATAGATTCTGCTCCTTATCGTCCCGCGCGTTTTATGACTCGCAGCAACGCGAGCACCTAGCGGGCTTCGGTGGATTTGTGGTTACTGCACTGCCGGCGGCAATACAACGGGCGCGCCGGAAAGGTCTTGTTGGATGCGGTCGATCTCTTCAAGGACCGCGGCCTTGCCCCACTCTGGATGCTGCTCAGTGATCGCGGTTTCGCGGCTCATAATCTCCGAGGAGACAGCCAGCGAAGTGTTGCGAACCAGCTCCGCGTCATCAGTCGGTAGAACGCTGCCAAGCTTCACTGAAGGCCGGAGCCCAGCGGTGAAGTATTCGCGCCCAAAGCCGCCCATCTCTAGTGGCATCTGGTCGACGAGCATTGCGAGCATCATTATCAGCGGCAGCTTTGACTCCCACTCGCGCGACTTGGCACGAGCTGCGTTCACGGTAGGAAGGAAGCGCAGACGTAGCGCTGTCCCACTGTCAGATTGTCCTTGAACGTCCGTCCCTATGAACTGCGGCACAAGACCAACGCGGCTTAGGATCGTGCGCTCAACCTCCTGCGTATGAGCAATCAGCGGCACAGCGTCAAAGCTGTACTCCACTGCGGTCACGGGAGGCTTATCGCTCCCGCCACCAATGGGGCCGCCGCCAGTGTCGGTGAGGATGATGTCCTCACCAACGGGGAAAGCGTTACCACCTGAAGCGTCGGTCGCTAGGACAGAAGCGTTGGCAAACAACCGCTTCTTCGCGGTCAAGCGAGCGTTCTCCGAGCCGATAGTCCGCGCCTCGTTCAGCTCCAGTAGGAGGCTCTCAATGCGGTCGTACTCACTGAAGCCGAGGTTGCCTCTGATGTTGAAGCCGTTTTTGACAACGCCCGCAAGCATTGGCAGGCCGGTCATCCACTCCGGCAGCAAGCTCTCAGTCAACGGAAGCGCGGTTAGCTCTACGCGCTGGCCGAGCTTGTCGCGCGTTCCGATGTAAAGCGCGTTGACTACGATGCCGTCCGCGTGGATCTCAGCGAGACGGTAGTAGCGCTCGTCTGAACCTTCGCCCACTTCAGCTACGCACGTTACGAACGCGGCGGCTAGGAGACGGTTTCCCCGGTACAGCGGCGTGACGCTCGTTCTGCTGACCCACTCCACGAGCGGAACGTCAGCCACTTCACGGTCGACGTAAACGTGCCACCAGACCTCACCCTCACTGATGCAGCGTGTCTCCGCTGTCCATAGCTCAGCTTCAAGGTGGTTCTCGTCAATGATGCTTTCAAGGAAGGCGTGGTCGTTAGCTTGATCTACGCCGTCGATTGCTGCCGGCTCAATCTCTACGTCTTCTCCGAAGAGAAAATCGCCGTAGCCCTCAGCGATCCGCGATGCCAAAGGGTCAATGATGTATTGGCGCGGCGCGTCACCTACGAAGAGGCTTTGGCTGCGGATGTCCCAGTTAGCGAGGCTGCGGATCGTTGACTCGTCCTGCTCGTAGAACGCGCGGCGACGCTGAACCTTCGCCAAAGCGTGACGTTCACGCTTCAACGGCCAGGCGGATGATGCGTCTAGCTCGCTTAGGAGCGCGTATGCGAAGTTAGGGATAGGAAGCTCCTAGTCGGTGACGGTTACGTTGGCGAACTGCTCGCCGGGCTCAGCGGTCAAGGTGAGAAGCGCATCTGCGCCGTGATCGTCACCCTTCGCTACTTTGCCATCGGCTGCTCGCTCTAGGCGACTCATCTGCCGGATCAGCTCCGGGCAGCCGGACGGACTGATTGCGAGAACTGCTGAAGGCTCGCTGTCGTGACTGCGGCGCATCAGATACGTCGCGTACTTCACGGCCAGCTCTTTGTACTTGTTGAAAGGAATACTGCCCCAGCGCGGGTTATAGCCGGTCGCGGTCTTGAACTGCCGGCGAAACTCGGTGTGAATCACGGGCTCCGCT